TCTATATTTAAACTATATCCACTTGCACCTGTACCATCGAGTTTATCACCGTTCCAAGAAGATTGAGATATTTCAGTATCGACTGCAGATCCAGTGACATACGTTCGTCTTACAATTTTTAATGTAGTGCCGTCAGCATAAAAGAATATTCCATTGTTTGCATCAAATGTTCCTACCTTTTGTTTAAGGTCTGCTTCTGGAGTATTCATGACAAATGTATTTAATATTAATAATGACTTACCTGGTTGATAGGACATTACTCTTTTAGATTGTCTAATCACTTTATCACCACTAGCTGTAGTAACATTTAAATTAACTGTAGATTTATTTGCGGTATAAGTAACGGTTCCTGATCCTGTTAAATCTTCATCAAAGAGATTATTCTTTGACATAACATTTTTAGAATCGAATATAGTAAGTGGATTAGATACTCTTAATCTTCCAAATGCATCATAAGCAGTAGAGCCATTTCCACCACCAATTACAGTTGGTTCTACATTTACATTATTACAACTCATTAGCAACCATACCTTGTATTAAACCAAGTAAATCTTTCTACTTCTTGTTTTAGTTCTTCTTGGAATGCAAAGTTTAATTGGTTTTTTAATGTTTCTAAAGATGCAGTAATTTGTCTTTGGTTAGTAACTTCATACTGTTCTTTAGGTTCTGGAATATATACTGTTATTTTTGCCATTATCTTCTACCATCTGGTTGAAAATCAAATCTGAATAAACCTAATCTCCAGTTTTCATCAGTTGAATCATTTTCTATTTTCAAAGCAGCTAATCTAGCTCTTGCTCTTGTATCAATTTTATTTGTTGAAGAAGTTATAGTAAAAGGCCCCAAAGGTGAAGAGGTTGCTGTTTCAGCAGGATAGTCTCTTAAATCTAAAGTAATTTTAGCGTTACCTTGTAAATTTTTAAAATCAGGAATTAATCTTCTTATTTTTATAAAGAACTCTCCATCTCCATTTACATCTAAATCAAAATCTCCTGACTGTATATATGCTGCAATAGCAGTTGAATTTCCGTTAGCATCTACCTCATTAACTCCTGTCTCATGCTCGTAATAAGTTGTCTTACCTTGTGAAGATGAAATACCATTAACTGTTGGAAAAGAAGGCAAACTATTGTTTGTAAATTTAGTTGCATAAGGTTTATCAAAAACTGCTTTATCACTATATGAAGTTCGAGCTAGAGTGCCTGTTGTCCATGTTGCTTCTTGATAATTATATACCACCATTCTATTTGCAAATTGATTTGATGCATCTGGGTAAAACCAAATGATTTCATTAAATAAACTGTTGTGAGCTGCATAAACTTGTTGACCAGCGTTAAAGTTTAAACCTGGATTATTACCAGTAGTTTTGAATACAAAGTCCTCTACTAAACAAGCTATTTTTTTTACAGAACCATCATAGACAAAAAATCCACCTTCGTCTGACATCCAGTATACTGTGGTATCAACGAATACCATTGCATTTTGTCCTAACACTCCACAGTTAGATCCTATTTGTCTTATAGAAAATGTAAAAGGAGGGCCAACAAACTGCATGATATATGCTGAAGTGTTCGTACCAATAAAAGTATAGTCTTTACCTTTTACTGCACCTCTAATATCAGATCCTGAGTCAATTCTAAATGTACCAGCTGTATTTACAGATGTAGGTTGATAGTCTGTTATATCTTCTTGGTCGGAAAATCTAATAAACATTTTATCTTGAGTTGTAGGATCTCCTATAGTTGTTTCTGTTCCTAAATGGATGAGGTGTCTATCTCTGTCTGATACAATTGTCATAACAGATTTAGTTGGATTATTTGCAATACTTGTTGCTCTTTTAGTTAATGCTAAAGCATCACCTGCTATAGGTGTCCATTGAAACGATCTACCATTATGAACTGTAGATATTAATATTTGACCAAAGTTATCTAATGACCAAAATCCAGGATCAATATTAGTATTAGATACTGTCCTTGCTGTACCCCAAGTTGACTGTCCCCATCGACCTGCACCCCAACCATATCCTAAAGTTTGTACTAATCCACCTATATTAATGTAAGGTAAAGGATCTAAAGTTCCGTCATTCGTGGCTCCTGTTCCTGTTTCCGCTGTTGGCATTTGAATTGTAAATGTTGTAGCTGTAGGAATCGTTTGTACTTCAAATAATATATCATCAAAATCAGTAACGGTATAATCCGTTTGACCCCCTGTAAACGAGCCTGCGTTTTCAAATGTAACAATATCCCCTATTTCTAAACTATGAGAAGAAGTTGTTGTTATCGTAACTGTTGTTGAACCATTTGTAGTTGTTATATCTGCACCAGTTTGTTGTCGATCTGGATCAATTGGTGTTATATCATAAAAATCACCAGAATAATAAACATATAAACATCTGTTAGTGCCAATCGCTGAGTATTTACGTCCATCTAAATCTGTAAAAGTATGTTGTGCTCTTGCAACCCCTATTAAAGTATCTGAATTTATTTGTAACCAACCACCAATTTTTTCTGGTTGCCCATATCTAAAACGTACATTATCCCCATCAACCCACACATTTTCAGCTTGGGTATCTGTAATTTGTTTATTAAATCCAGGGTTAAATGGTATTTTAGTTAAAGCCATAAGCTTATTTTACAATATATTTTTGGTTTAGTATAGAACTAGACTATGCTTGTTTTTAACAAGATTTCTTATCTAGCTGTTGTTGGTATTCCTGTAGATGTAACAAATGGATTTTCTGCAAAACACATGTAGATGTATGGAGCACCTGAAACATTAGTATCTCCACCCACTCCTCTGTGTTTAAATCCATTAGAAAGTATATCTATAGAAGAAAAACCTGGATCAGTTTGTTCTGCTACTGAACCATTAGCTTCTAAAAATGCTTCTGTTACATTAAAAGGATTTATTTTATTATCTCTTAAATTCCAATTTCTTGTAGTAGATGTACATTTGCACATAATCCAAGCTGGTTTAAAACCTGTGTAAATAAATGTTCCATCTGTACTTCCATTCCCTGTGTATGAGCCAAACTTACTGAATCCTTTTTTCTCTGCGAAGCAGTAAGAAATATATGCTTTTCCACTTCCATTTGTAGAACCACTTGTACCAACAGAAAATACAGAAGATGTAGGTGCTGTTGAATTAAAAACATCAGCTTGAACACCCTCTGCACCACCAGATTCCATATTAATTCTATATGACCAATCAGTTAAACCATTATGACCAACTCTCCAATTATTAACATCATCTCTACTTCTAATAATAACCATAGCTGGTGCTGAAGATAATCCATGACCCACAGTAGCATTTGAGCCAGAGCCTGTATAAGACACAATACTAAATCCACTTGTAGTATTGGCACTAACAGAAGAGCTTATATCTCCAACTGTGTTTGATGAGCCTGTGCCACCAGCTAACCATGACCAACCAACATAATTTTGACCAGAAGTATTTGTATTATCCATAGAGGAAGTACCTTGAACTGCTATAAATCCATCAGTTGTTACTTGACCAATACCACCTCTACCAATATCTGTAGTAGGATTTATTTCTGCACCAGTTTCATTAATAAACATATTAGCATTTGTTCCCCTAACAATATCTGCAACTGTATGGGAAAAAGCAGAAGTTCTACATTTTACCCAAACCCAATCTGGATTAAATCCAAAACCTGATATAGTTCTATTGTTTGAACTATTACCAGAATAAGTAACTGTATTAAAATAATCTGATGGTTTATCTATATCTGTGTAAGCCATTATCCATACTCCGCTAAATTTTTTGTGTTAAGTGCATAATATCCTGATGGTACAGAATATTCAAAGTTTCCATAGCCATCTGCATCACTATTTCCTGATGAGATTGTGAATGCTGGAGAACCAAAATTAAAACTAACAGCAATAGTTGCAGCACTCCAATTTCCTACCGCTGGAAAATATACTTCTCCACTTCCTAAAGCAGTTATAGAAAATGTACCTTGTGATGAGCCATTTTTATAAAAGGTAACTTCATTATCATCTAAATTTAAAGCAACTCCTATAATATCATTTACAGCTATAGCTGCACCATAAGCTGAAAACTGAGAGCCATCTCCAACAGTTATA